TAAAAGAAGAGATTAGAAAACAAGACGAGGAAGATAAAAAGTTAATGAAAAAAGATGAAGAAAAGATCAACGACATGTTCTGGTGGGTCGTTGGTGTAACTTCGTTGATGTATGCAGCAGGGAAGTTATTCACATGAGAGCACCACAGATATTTGCTTTAATAGCATTCATAGTAGGTATATCCTCTATTGTTGTAAAATCAGTAGAGAGATCTCATGAAGCAAAAAGTGCAGCAAAGAGCGCACAAAAATGATGGAGGATTATATGGCAACTGGAGCTTATATTGTTTCTTTGATAGCATTAATAGTTTCTGCTTTTGCATTATCAGAAGCATATGATATTAAATGGAGTAAAAAGTCTGACGACCAAGAGACCGATAAAAAATAACGGAGGTGATTTTGAACGACAAGAAACTTTTTAAATGGTTGGGTGTATTAATACTATTGCCACTTGCTCTTGCTGTATTTGGTGGTGATCGTTTTCGTTATCCATGCCAAGACCCAGCAAACTGGGATAAAGAAATGTGCAAAAAACCATTATGTGATGTAACTAGACAATGTCCAGAACATATATTTAAAGGTGGAAGAGATCCAAGACTTGGACCACCACCAGATCAATTACCACAAGGAACACCACAAACAACTACAGGAGCGACGTGCAAATGAACGATAATTTTATGTATACAGAAGATCAGTTGATGGCGCGACTGCGCTTTTTCATTGGCGTATGTTTGGCACTAACATTAACAGGAATTGTTTTTGTAGTTCTCTATTCTATTATCTTTGTAACACAACCATTAAATGCTATTAGCCCTATTGATCAAAAATTCTTCGAGTTAATTATTCCTATCGCTACATTTCTAACAGGCACATTGTCTGGCATTATGTTAGCAGGTAATGATCCTGAGGCGAGAAAGAAAGCAATGGAAGCAGCAACAGCTAGACCAGCACCAACTGCACCAGCAGCGCCAACAATGCCACCAAGACCAGGTATGCCATCTGTAGGTGGAATGATGAATAGTCTTGCTTCTGGTGCTACTGGATTCGGCATGGGCGCAGCTCCACAAATGATGACCAGGATGCCAGATCTGGAGCCAGGTGATCCAACTCATAGGAACTTTAGAAATGATTGAGCAGATTTTTGACCTCTATGTAAAGTTCTGGCTGAACATCTGGTACAGTCCATACACCATTTTCACCAAAAAATAACCCTACAAGCTGTAAGGTTATCTCGAGACCCTCTCCAGTAGAGGGTCTTTTTCATTTGTAGGGGGTTTACAATAATTCAGGTTTGGAGCATAATTATCTTATGATGAATAGAAAAGGAAACGAAATGAAAATGACTACTTACATGATTTACCAACTTCCCTTCGAAAATGAAAACTGCCGTGAGTTGACTTTTATGTCTGACAAAGAAATCGAAGAGATCTCTGATCAGTATGAAATAGTTGCTCGGGTTGATGCCCGATCGATGGATGAAGTCTTCCGCATCGCAAACTTTGTGTGTGATGAAGATGCAAGTTTGATTGAAGTGGTCGGTGAAATGCATAGCCTGTCAGTAGGTGACATCGTCCATAACCTGGAAACTGATGAGACGTTTGTGTGTGCCAACTTCGGTTGGAATAAAATTGAAATGAAAGAGAGTGTGTAATGTCTGCCTCTGATCTGAATTACTGGTTTTATGTATCTCTTTTGGATTCAAACCAGAACTACACATCCGAGGCAATAGATGCAGTAGTTGATGAATACGAAGAGAAGTTAAATGAGTTGCAACTTGAACAACAATGTATGGCTAATAGGAGTGAATATGAGAACAATTGAATTTCGTGGTGAAAAGTTTGACACTAGTCATGGAACCCCATTTGATCGTGGTTCGGCTGACAGTTACTACCGTCGTGCTGAAAACCCACACTACTACCCAGAGGGTAGTTATGTTGGGAAACGAGTTGAGTCCAAAGACATGAGCATGTACGAACTGCGTGCTTATTTCGCTGGTTATGAGTATAATGAGAAGTTTGGTGATAAGAAAGATTGGAGCTAATATGAATGAAATGCAAAAAGAAGTGATGTTGATCGCGCAAGAAGAATGCGCTGAAGTTACGCAAGCAATAAGTAAATGTTTCAGATTTGGATTTGATTCTTCTTACAATGGCGCGAACAATCGCGAGCGTCTTGAGGAAGAAGTCGGTGATCTAATGTGTATGATCGATCTGCTGATCGATAGTGGGATTGTTAGCGAAGCAGCTGTAATGACATCTAAGAATGAGAAGATGATGAAGTTACAAAAGTGGTCTGCAATCTTTAAGGAAGCAGCATGATAACTCTTACTGATCTGCATCCTAGACATATTGAGTTGTTAAACACAATGTGGGCTATGAATAGTTCAGATCAATATGATACCTGGAAGTGTTCGCTGCCTCTGGAAGTTATGAACGATGTGGATTCTCTGGAGATTTTACTAATTCTAGAGACGATCGACGAGTTGTATGTAAAAGATTTTCCAGATGCAAAAAAACTGCTAAATAAATTTTCTTTAAAAGGATAGTTGGTGTATAATATATCTTCGAAACCAAAAAATCTTGTTGCTAAAGATTTGCGCACTCCCAAGTATCGCATGCGTGTGGTGGAGTCGAAGGTTCGTTACACACGTAAAACTAAACACAAGAAAGGTGCATATGAGTCTAGAGTTTCAGAGTGAGATATACAAAAGTGGACTGCTTACCACTATTGAAGTGCATGACTGCGAGTATGATCTAGTAGAATTTGTTATCAAACGCAACATGCTTGCAGAAGATGGCAAAACTCTAGTTGATACAAAGAGCAGTATGTATTTTACAAACAGAGAGTTTAAGGATTTCTTTTCGCAATTTACAAATGCTATGCAAGAAAGATTTGATAATGGAAACAAACGCGACTCCACAATTTAGAGAATGGTTACTGGGTTTATTACGAGATGAAAACACAAAAGATCTGCTGGTTACTTTTACCAAAAAAGATGGTTCGCAAAGAGTCATCAACGCAACACTTGCGCAAGGTAGAATCCCGACCGACAAACAGCCAAAGTCTCAAGCCGAAGATTCCTATTCTTCTGCAGCCTGTCGAGTCTTTGACACAGAACTAGGCGAGTGGCGTAGTTTTCGTTGGGACTCTATTGTAAAGGTCAAAGCAGATATTTGACTTTAATTCAAGAATCAGGTATAATGTTAGTTCTAATGGAGGTTTCAAACCTATGAATACGGCAAAGCGTAAGGCTAAAGTTGATGCGTTGATGGTAGCTATGAAAGGCGAAGAGCCGATCGTAACAATCGAACATTATACTATTGAATTGAATAAAGCACTGGCATGGTACTCAGAGCATAGCGACGAAAGGAAACTACGTAAATATGCTATCGAGTACTTTGCTAAACAAAAGAAACAAGCAGAGGTATTGGCAATCAATAAGGCAACAGATTTCGAGATCCGCCAGATTGGTATCATCTGTCGTCTGCTTAGTCGTCAACAACAGATAAGTGACTTGCATATTTCTTGGCTAGACAAGACAATGCGCGAACTTATGGAAAAGTATTCTATTCCTAAACAAGATGCAAAGAAAAAGACTGCTGTTGTTATTAACATTCAGGATCGTATCGATGAATCTGCTAAAAAGTATGCAGCAGAGATTGATGCTGAGATTGATTTGTTTCTTCTTAACAAGAGCAGCAGCTTTGAAGCCAAAAACTTTCTATTGGCTAACTCGATCTCGGCACCAGTAGCCAAACGGATCGGGGAGTTTTACATTCCTACGCTAAACGAGATAAACGAGGTTCTTGCTGGTGACGATGAACAACTAGTAGAGGGTTATTCAAACTTCACCAAGCGTGAACTCAAGAAGTATCTACAGTTTGTTGAGTCTATCATTCAAGACTGCCAGCAACAAGTGCAAACTGCTAAAGCTGCACGTTCGCCACGTAAGCGTAAGCCAGCATCACCGATCAAAGTCGTAGCGAAGATGAAGTATATGAAAGAGTTTGCTGAACTAAATCTCAAATCTAGTCGTCCAGAGAATATTCTTACATCAAGTGAACTGTGGATATACAACACCAAGTATCGTAGGATACAGGTTTACAAGGCAGAGATGGATGTTCTTGGCGTCAAGGGGACAACTATCATTGGGTTCAATCTGAAAGATTCCTTGTCCTATACTCTTCGCAAGCCAGAGGAATTCTTTAAGGATGTGAGTTTGTCTAAGCGTGCACTTAACTCAGCTATTAAGAAACTTACAACTAAGCCAGGAACACCAAATGGTCGTATCAATGAAGAGTGCATATTACTGGGAGCATTTTGATGATTCTTGTAGATTATAGTCAGGTGGCACTTGCTGCCATTCTGACATTCCAACGTGAACTGAAGGGTACAGAATCAGAGGTAAAGAATCTGATTCGCCATGCTACTCTGGCGACTCTGAAGTCATACAAGAAAAAGTATGCTAAAGAATATGGCGAGATGGTTATCTGTTGCGATGGACGCAAGTACTGGCGCAAAGATGTGTTCGAACATTATAAAGCCAATCGTAAGAAAGCCAGAGATAACTCAGATCTAGACTGGCATCTTATCTTTGATACGTTATCAGAAATGCGTGATGACATTGCTAAGCATTTCCCATGGCGTGTTGTACATGTTGAACGAGCAGAGGCAGATGACATCATTGCAGTTATGACAGAGTGGGCACAGTCCAATGATCTATATGCGCAGGGATTGATCGAAGAGCCACAGAAGGTTCTTATTCTGTCAAGCGATAAAGACTTCAAGCAGTTACAGCTGGAGCCATTCTCAACTGGTAATGTGCGTCAGTGGTCACCTATGCAGAAGAAATTTATCCAGGCATCCAAACAAGAGATTATGGATTTTACAATTGAGCATATCGTTAAGGGTGACTCTGGTGATGGCATACCAAACATTCTTTCCAAAGATGATGTGTTTGTTGCAGGCGAGCGTCAGAAACCAGTTAGTGCGAAACGTCTTACAGAGTTCTTACAGAGAGGTATTGCTGCTTGCCGTAGCGACGAGGAGAAACGTAACTGGGTTAGAAATGCAAAACTTATTGCATTCGACCATATCCCCGCAGACGTGAAAGAATCTATTCTTAATCACTACCTAAATAATAAACCCACAGGTGATAAGATGTCTGTTATGAATTATTTAATAGAGCATCGTTGCCGTTTATTACTTGATGAGATCGAAGAATTCTAGAAAATTGAGGAGTTTTAATGACAAAGTTTGTTACTGAAATGTTGACAGAAGTCAATGATAATCCAGAGTTGCTTAAGACTACGTACAAAGGTAACAATGTTCTTAAGTTTATCTTTGAGCATTCTTTT